TCTTGGTCAAAAGTCCCATCATTCGGCAAGCTTTTCAAAAGAGAAGCTATGCTTGAATGGAGTGGCCTAAGGAGCGATTGAGTTCAACCATCTACCATAGCGAATATACGCAATTTCCCTGCTGCCTCTGTCTTAAATGCTAATTGTCCAAGGGAACCTGGTCTAGATGAATCTTTCGACACATCTAGAAGGTCCTTTTTAAGGCAACGATCATAAATAGAGACAGCTTTATTGAATTCAGCTAAAAGTCTATCAGAGTTACTTAACGCAATATACTTCAGAAATGGAGCATATAAGTGAGAAGAACGGATAGCCACTGAATCAATAATTATTCCATTTCAGGATTTTTCACAACTCGGTGATGATTTCAGAATAGGCTCAAAGAAATTTGAGGATATATTCTTTTCGATCTTAAATCTGTTCAACAGGACGGGAATTACTTCCAGTCACCGTAGAACCTCGTTTAAGACGAAGTTATCACCTGAGAAAGGTGCTGTTATAGTATCTAACTTTGGATTAACTGGTCCCGAGATAACTCGGTATACAGAAAACAAGGTAGAATACATCCGAATCATAGAAGCAGACTGTCTTAAAATAGCAGATCTGTCTCTTGATCGAATTATAACAGGTAATCCTGACTTGGATAATCTAGGCAGAGGAAGATCAGGTTCAATATCCCTCAAAGATTTGAAGGGTTGACCAGCGATCTTCTTCTGTATGGAAAGTTGTGAAGCCTTAAGATATTTTATGGTATAAAGTTCTCCATGATTATTTTTCATAATCAATAGGTACTTACCAAAAGAATAGAATAAGCGTACACGATTTAATACCTCCTTCTGTTTCTGAGTAGTCAAGGAGATTATTCTCCAAGAATATAAAGAAAAGAAGGCTAGAAACCCTTTCGGGTCTCTAAGTGAGATCATACTAGCTACCTCATATGTATCCTTGACGAGTTTCATCAATTTAAATTCTTTAAATTGGATTGAAAATTTCTTCATGTGATAAATATAAGGTTTTAACGTCCTCTCTGAACAAATTAACTGCCTATCACGGCAAGTCGTGCATCACAGTATGCACTCAGAGTGAGACCTGCGCCTAGTATTCCGCTGTTCCGTAAGGGACGGCAGACCAAAAGGTACCACCTCGAGAAACACATAGTTAAATGTGTGCTTTCTCTATCATCAAACCCTTTCTATTATTCTGAGTGTAGACAACCAGTCACCTGACTGACCTACCCAATCAATAGAGCCTCTCACGAGGTCAAGGTCTCTGGATACTATATCTTGTCATTACGACAACATAGGTCCAGAAATCTTAAAAGTTTGGAGATGACTATGCTCTCACGAGCGTAGTTATCTTGGTTACTTCGAGTCGCG